ATTTTAACTCAGATAGTAGGCATCTAAATTTAGGTGTCTATTTTTGTGTGTTAAAACACAAATGGGATAGTGAATAGCTACACGAAAAGGAGTTTGCCTTAACTCTCTTCCCACTTATTTTCTAGAAGGCGGTGTATTTATGTTAGACAAAGAAAAACGAAAGCATTATAAGAATAAACGAAAAACTCAAGAAGAATTTGAAAAAGAAGTTTATGATTTAGTAGGGCAAGAATATACAGTAATAGGCGAATATGTAACTGGGAAAACAGATATCATTATGAGACACAATATATGTAATAGAGAATATCCTGTAAAACCTCGCAATTTTTTATATAATAAAAACAGATGTCCATTATGTAACCACGATAAAAGAAAGATTGCATATAAGGGTGATAATAATCTTAATTATAAAAGTGGTTCAGATATTACATATAGTTTAAGTAAGCATTTAAGACATTATATCGTTGATTGGCGAAAAAATATAATGCGAGAATCATATTATACATGCTATATATCTGGACAAAAAGGTGGGAAATTACAAGTACATCATTTATATAATTATAATCAAATTATGTTGGATGTATTGAAAGAATTACATTTAGAATTAAAAGGGATTTTTAAATATTCTGAAACAGAGATGATTAATATAGAAAATTTATTTGCTGATAAACACGTAAAAAATTTGGGAGTTTGTTTATCTAAAGATGTTCATCTTTTATTCCATCACACATATGGAAATAAAAATAATTCCATAGAACAGTTTGAAGAATTTGAAAAAAGATATAGTAGTGGAGAATTTATTAATGAAATAGAAAAGATAAAAAATAAAATAACATTAAATTTGCAAAAGGCGAAGCAAGAAAAGAAAAATAAAAAAATGAAAGTTGTTAAACTTAAAATAAAAAAACCGAAAGAAATTAAAATTAAATTGGAAAAAGTTAATGGACAGGAAATGAAAAGATGTAGTAAGTGCAAAGAAATTTTTCCTTCAACAAAAGAATATTTTTATGGAGATAAGAATAAAACAGACGGATTAGTTAGTGCTTGTAAAAAATGTGATAGAAATACTAATAAAAAACCACGCAAACCTAAATATAAACCTAAACGAGCAAGAGGAGAAGCTACAAAGGGTATTAAGAATCCTAATGCAAAGTTGACTGAAAAAGATGTTCTAGAAATAGTATTTATGTTATTAAATGGTATTAAACATACAGAAATAGTTAAAAATTATAATATAGGCACTGATATAATCTCTCATATAAAAAGTGGTCGCAGATGGGGACATTTACTAGATGAAGATACTAAGAATAAATTATTGAAGTTAAAATGTAAAAAATTAAATGAACAATTAGTTAGAGAAATTAAAATCCTACTTATTAAAGGTGAAAAGGTTAAGATGATTGCCGATTTATATGATATATCAGAAGGGTCTATATATGATATAAAAAATAACAGATCATGGAAAAATGTAGTAATTACAGAAAAGGATTTAAAAGAAGTTGGTTAAATTCCGACTTCTTCTTTTACTAATAAAAGGAGAATGTAATATGGCAGGTAGACCAAAAAGCACAACACCACCAAAACAACCAAAACCAAGAAAAATATTAAAAGATTATTCTTGTCAGAATTGTGGTAATTTAAAAAAAGAGACAGAGTATTATGCTAGTTATAATCCTGTCCATAAAATGGGAAAGATTTTATATTGTAAAGACTGTATTAAAGATATGATTAGTGATGAAAGTGGAAATGTTGTTTTAGATAAGGTAAAAGAAACATTAAGATTATTGGATCGTCCGTTTCTTTATAATATCTGGAAATCTTCTCTTGAAGAAGGTGGTGAGGTCATTGGAGTGTATATGAAAAATACGGCAATGACACAATATCGTAATTTAGGATGGAAAGATTCTAAGATGTTACCGGAAATCGAACAAGATTTAAATTATGATAGTGCAAACCGTGAGTTAATTGCAAATAAACAAAATATTAATTCACATATGGATGGATTCATTGTAACAGAGGAAATAATAGATAAGTGGAATTTCGGTTACACCACAGAAGAGTATTATTATTTTGAAAAAAAATATAATCAACTTAAAAATAATTATTCCGAGAAAACTGCTATGCATACAGAAGCTCTTCTAAATTATATTAGATATAGAGTTAAAGAAGAGTTAGCAACTGCAAAAGGTGATGTTAAAGAAGCTAAAGAATGGGGCAGTCTTGCTAAAGATGCTGCCACTGCAGCAAAAATAAATCCTAGTCAATTATCTGCTGCCGATTTAACGGATGGTTTAAGCGGGTTTGGTCAATTAGTAAGAGCAGTAGAGCAAGTTGTTGATATTGTTGAGATATTGCCCAAATTCAAACAAAAACCACAGGATAATGTTGACTTTACTTTATGGTGTTATATTAATTATGTAAGGGGATTAAAAGGGTTAGGTGATTGTGAATATAAAGATATATACGGATTCTATGAACAAAAAAAGAAAGATTTAGCTAATAAAATAATAAATAGTGATGACATAATTGAAGAAGACAATGATACTGAAGGTGAACATAATGGGATCACATAAAAACTTCCAGTCAGACAATAAAAAATACAAGACTAAAGAAAGTCGTACAAATATATATAATCCAGACTTCCAGCCCACAGTTAAAGCTTTTGGAGACAAACAATCAGATAGTTTTACTAAAAATTTACATAAATGGATTGATTTTATATCATGGGCTAGGTGGAATCCAGACTTATGGTACGATTTAATTACTCCAGAAACAGGAGGAATAAGATTAGACTTAGATCAACGAGTATTTTTGAGGTCTATAGCTAGATTTGTATCGACATATGGTGTATTCCCAAGAGGATATGGAAAAACTTTTGTTGAGGATTTAGGTATATATCATGCTTGTGTTTTTCATCCAGATATTGAGATATCTCTTTCAGCCCAAACAAAAGAATCTGCCTCTAAGCTACTAGAAGATAAACATAGAGAAATTATAAAATTTTATCCTTTAATGGCAAATGAAATAATAAAATCAAGTTTTGCAAAAGATTCTGCAGAAGTAATTTTTACATCTGGAGCTAGACTGGATAATCTAGCCAATGCTCAATCATCAAAGGGGCAAAGACGTAAAAGATTAAATATTGAAGAATCAAATTTATTGAATTCTGCGCTCTATGAAGATGTTTTAGAACCTATTCCTAATGTACCGAGAAGAACTATAGGTAGATTAGCCCTAATAAATCCAGAAGAATTAAATGGTCAAATTAACTTTTTTACTACTTCTGGGTTTAGAGGCTCTACTGAATTTGATAGAAATTTAAGTCAATTAGATGAAATGGCAGAATTGAAAGGTAAAGTTTTAATAGGTTCTGATTGGCAACTAGCTTGTGAATATGGAAGAGGAGAAACTAAATCACAAATTCTTAACAAAAAAGAAAAAGCATCACCAATTTTCTTTGCAATGAATTATGAGTCAAAATGGGTTGGAGCAACTAACGACGCTCTTGTAGATATAAATAAATTATTAAAATTAAGAACATTAACTAAACCAGAACTAAAATCAGATGGAAAATCAGATTATTATGTTTCAATGGATATTGCTCGTTCTCAAAAATCTAGTAACAATCAATCTTCAATAGCTGTTTTGAAAGCAAAACGCAATAAAGATGATAGAATTATATGTATTCAATTGGTTAATTTAGTAAATTTACCAACGGGGTTGAATTTTACATCTCAAGCAATAGAATTTAAACGAATGTTTAAAATGTATAATGCAAAAGCAGGAATTTTAGATAATAATGGATTAGGAAAAGGTTGTACGGATGAATTATTAAAAGAACATGTAGATCCATTAACAGGAGAAATATTAGATTGTATGGATACTATTAATACAGAAGATATTCCAGAAATTAAGGGTGCAAAAAAATGCCTATACGCATTACAATCGCAAGGTATAAATTCCGATATCATAGTTAATTTTATTGATATGGTAGAAGGAGAAAAATTACAAATATTAGAAAAAGTGTCTAATAGTAATTATGATTTAAATGACAAGGACTATTTTAATAATACATTGATGCCATCCGTTAATACTGATTTATTTGTTGAGGAAGTTTCAAATTTAAAACTAAAACCAATAAGTGCAGGAAAATTAAGTGTTGAACAATTGACAAAAAGAGTTGACAAAGATCGCTTTTCGGCTGTTTCATATGGTTTATGGTATATTAAAAACTTTGAAGATAAAGTAAAGAAATTTGCTACAAACATCTCCCCATCATCATACTTCGCAATAGCAAATAAATCAAGCAGAGCAAGACGATAAATAAAAAAATATAAAAATAATAAACTAAAACAAACAGAAAGGAGGTTATTCCTTGTCAGACCAAAACAATCAAAACAAACCTCTCTCCCCTAATCTATTCGCACTAAAAGAATCATGGGAACCATCAAAATCAAAAAACTTCTCCTTATCTCGTATTGCTTCATTTTTCTCTAATAAAAGAAATACAAAAAACAGCAAAAACATTACAATAGATAAAATAAAATTATGGTTAGCAAATCCCATTAAATATCAAACAGAAATTCTTGATTTATCAGATTTATTATACGCTCCTGAAGGAATTTACAAAACTTTAGTAAATTTAACTTCAAATATGGCAACTTTAGACAATTATCTTCAACCAACAAAATCAACAATGAGAAAATTGAATTTAGAGTTAAAAGCAAAAATTAAATTTGATGAATTAGGTAATCCAATAGACCAAGAAGCATTTGATAAAATCCTAAACAATTTTGAAAATGAATTTGATACAGTTAGAGATTATATTGAAAATATTGATATAAAAAAAACTGGAAGAAGAATTATTGAAAGTATAGTTAGATATGGAGCATACTGTGGATTTGAGAAAAATGATGGAAATTTTCCTTATCTATGGGATTTACCAATAAAGTATATTAGATTATATTCAATTCTTGGTGGACAATATAAGGTTGAATTAAATTTCAAATATTTTGATGATTTATCAAGAGATAATGAATTGTCTGAATTTGCATGGGGAGTATATCCTTCTGAAATTAAGGTGTTATATGATAGATATAAAAAGAATCCAGATAAATTACGATATCCTGAATGGCAACCATTACCTAGTGAAAAAGTATGTTGTATTAAATTAGGTGGAGATAATGACACATTCTTTTTGCCTTTGTATAGTCAACTATTTACAGAATTGTTTTTGTTAAATGATTTGATTGATGAGGAGATTGAGAGTTCTAGAGATCAAAAATTAAAAATGGTCTCAATTAAATTTCCAACAGACGAAGAGAGTGGAATCCCATTGGTAGAACCTGAAGTCGTTTCTTCTTGGGTTGACGTTGTAAGTCAAGGTTTGCCAGAGTCGGTTTGCGTTGTTGGGAGTCCATATAAATTAGAAGAGATTTCCTTTAAAAGCGTACAAAATGAAAAAGAAAGTCTAGCTGAATTTGCAAAATCAATGGCTTATATGCAAGCTGGAGCTAATCCTTTGTTACTTGGAGGTTCTAGTACAAATTCCTCAGTAGGTGTAACTCAAAACTTAGTATATATTCAATCAAATGTATTTAGCATACTTGATAAAATTCAAAGTTGGTTTAATTATCGTATTAGTAATGTGAATCTAAGAAAAAAATACACATTTAAACTGAATATATGGAAAATCACTTGGTATAATCAAACAGAGGCTATAGAACAAGAATATAAACTAACTTCAATCGGAGGTTCGTTAAGCGTCTTGTCAAGTAAAGTTGGACATACAGATTGCGATTACGATGCAACATTGCAATATGAAAATTTGACAAAATCTAAAGATAATTGGCGGGCTCCTGTGAATATGAATCAAGCAACAAATTCTGACAATACCGGAGGAGCACCAACTACTAGCACACCTTCAGATTCTACCATTATTGGGCAGGACAAAGAAAGTAATATTAGATAGAAAATTTTGTGGCTAGATCGACGGATCGAAAAGAAGTTTCCCTACTTCCTGCCACTTTATAATATATTAGGGATTTCTATATGAAGGGAGATATAATATGAGTAATAAA